CAAAACCCTATCAATCAAATAGGTAGAAGTGTAAGATATGTACCAATTACAACAGCAGCACAAGGTCTTGTATTACCAAATAAAGTAGATGCTGCAGTATTTAATGTTGAGAAAAATGATGTTGATTATTTGGATTCTTGGAAACCTCTTGGGGTATCTATTGGAACTAATAATCCTAGATTTGCTACAACAGCAGAATTAAATAATATATTTAATGATAATCCACAAATAATTTTTTCAGGTAGAACTTCAGGACCTATGGGTGATTCTAACACTGGATGTTGGCTTAGAGTAAATGCAGTAGGTGTTAGTACGCAGATTGCTTATAATGTTCAAGGTCAAGAAGTAATATGTAACTTTGAAGACTGTATAAGTGTAATAAGACCAGATGCAGATACACCATTGTCTCAACAACCAGGATGTTTAAATCCAGGATTACCAGGAGACTCAGGTTCTGCAGTGTATGCAAAACTATCATCAGGTGGAGGTACTGTTTTAGTTGGATTACTTTTTGCAGGTAGTTGTGATATGTCAGATATGCCTCCAGAATATAATGGTAACACATGCTGTAGTGACTTCCCACCTAATTCTTGTTCTACAAAGTTTTTATTCTGTAGAATTGATCATATTGCAGCAGAACTAGGAGTTGAATGGTGGGATCCATCAATTGATTTAGATAACTTTAAAGTTGTAAATACTGAAAGTTTTGAAAATATAACAGAAATAGGTGTAAGTGGTGATAAAATAAAAAACTGCAACGGAAAATTTTATTATCAAGCAGGCTTAACTAATGATTCAGATTTAACCAACGATTGCTAAAATATAAATAATAACATTATGTCAACACAAAATTGCTCAAATTGCTATAACGGATGTACTGAAATAACTTCAGACAAATGCGTTAAATATACAGGAGTGGATGTACCACTTCTAGGAATTCAAAACGGAGATTCTTTGTCTTTCATAGAGCAAAGTATTATAAACTTTTTAAGTTCTACACTTGATGGAACAGGTATATTACCTATAATTCCAGCTAGTTCTATTTGTCCAACAGTGGACAGTGAGTTACCTGATTGTAGTCCTCTTTCACTTAATAATTATCTAACAGCTATCACTCAAGCTCTTTGTAAAATAGAAGAGTCAATTGTAGTAATAGAAGAAGAAATACCTAATGATCCATATATACTAGGATGTCTTACTGTTCCAGGTGCTACTGATGATCCTACAGAAAGCACTGACACACAAGCTGTATTGCAAGCTGTAATTAATAAACTTTGTCAAGTATCAGCACAGTTAACTAGTTTTATAGACTATGTAGCTAACACTTATGTTGCAATTTCAGATATTAATTCTTATATTGAGAGCTATATACAAAGTGATCCTAATTCATCCTTAATTAGTAATAGAATGGTTCCTTATGCAGTGACAGCTTACTACGGACCATTAAGTAACTTTGATGGAGGTGGAGCAGGTTTAGGTGATTGGGCAAATATATATTTATGTAATGGTACTAATGCTACACCTGATTTAAGAGGAAGAGTAATAGTTGGAGTTACAGACATGTTAGGAAATGCTGGATATGATGATGCTGTTAGTCCTAATATACAAGGTAACCCTATTTGGACAGGGGGTAATAATTTTAATGCACTTGGATCAAATAATGTTAGATTAACAACACAACAGATTCCTAGTCATAATCATGGAGCTACTGCACAATCAGCATTAAATCCAAGCACTCATACTCACAAGATCTTTGGAGCTCAAACAAATCCTGATAACGAGAATTATAGTGTTAGTAGTTTAACAAATTGGAGAACTGATGGTGAAGCTGGAAATTATGCAATAAAAACTACTGTGACTCAGGTAACACCAACTGTTGGTCAAACAAGTGGACCTATTAGTAATAATCAACCTGTAGTACAAAGTGTTGATACTGTAGTAGCTGTAGACAATACAGGTGGAGGAGACTCTCATCAAAACTATCAGCCTGGAAGAGCAGGATATTATATAATTTACATACCTTAAAATAAAAACAAAATGGCATACTTACCTGTAAACCCTTGCTGCACTGGTGTAGTTTTAAATAGTCCTTGCGGATGTAACTCTTCTACAAATTCATGTGGAACAAATGGACCTTTGTCAAGCACAGTTGTGTATGATGGGCCCACAACCCCTTGTTCAAATGTAGAAGCTTGTGATACATTAAATGTTGCACTATCAAAAATAGATGCTCTTCTTTGTGATTTACAAACTCAACAAGCTCAAAACACTCAAGATATTGCTGCAATGAAAGAACAAATAATTGATATAAATAATCAAATAACTAATATTAACAATAATTGCTGTCCATAATTATGACTGTATTATTAACACTAACTACTGCAGGTACTGACACCAGTAACTTTGAACTATATTCAGATGTTGATGGTTTTCAAACTGCTTTTGAAATAAACGTAAGTAAAGTTTCATTATTGAATGGTTACACCACTTCTTTAGTTCCAGATTATACTAATGAGGTGCGAGTTAAATCTACCAATAAGTGTGTTAATTTTATAGATATTGCATTAAAGTCTATACCAGAACCAACAACCACTACTACAATACCTTAAGATATGTTAATACAAATAACCATAACAATTCCTCCCTCTGGCTTAGCTGGACCATTTGATTTATTTTCAGATGCAGATGGATATGCTTCTCCTTTTAGAACACAAGTTCCTACTGATGATATGTTACTTGGTTATATTGTAGAGCTTCCTTTAGGTGCAACTATTATTAGAGTTTGTTCTGTAGGTGACTGTACTAATTGTATAGACTTACCAACTAATTGCCCAACTACAACTACTACTAGTACTTCACCAACAACCACTACAACAAGTAGTACTACATTACCTATAGAAACTACTACTACTAGTACTACTCTTCCTCCATTTGATCTTAATTGGAGTTTAGTTACAAACACTCCTACTGAAATAGATAGAGTAAATTTAATAATACAAGCAAATGGTTCAACTGTTGTAGATGTATCAATTAGTTCAGGTAACACTTCTCAATCAGGTGTTTTAACATTAACTGACGGTGATAGTATAGATGCGACAATAACTAATGTTAGAAGTGGTGTTTTTAAATATGTAAATGGAATACTTAAAAACGGATTACTATATCAACCAGATGATGTAGACCCATTAGGTGTTAATCAATTAATAACTCAAATGGCTCCAACTTATATAATGAATACAGGAGATGGTGATGTAGGATTTACTTTTTCAGGAGATGTTGAACCAACAACAACAACTACTACTACAAGTCCTGAATTTACTTGTATAGATGCAGGTCTTTCAATAAGCAATGGGCTTGAAGGTCAACCTGTAGTAGGTTCAGTAATTTTAGGAAATATACAGGAATTTGATCCTGCAAATTATTTAGTTGGAACAAATAGTTATGTAGCAACTATATTAATTCCACTTGGATATAGCAATTCTGGACAACTTTTAGATTGCTCTGATCTTGCAACTGGTACTATAGCACCAACTACAACCACCACTACAACTCTACCTGACTTTACATGTACAATTGCAAATCTTGTAGTTGATAATGGTATAGTTGGAGATGTAGTAACAGGTAGTGTAGCTCTAGGTTCTATAATAGGTTTTAGTCCTCTAGTTTATTCAGCAGGTGTTAACCTTTATGAAGCAACTATTATAATACCTTCAGGATATAATAATGCAGGTACTAATATAACTTGTTTTGGTTCTGCTGAAGGTTTAACACCAACAACAACTACAACAACAACACCAACACCAACAACTACAACTACTACTACCCCAACACCAACTACAACAACTACAACAACACCAACACCAACTACAACAACAACAACAACCCCAGCACCTACTACAACTACTACAACAACCCCAACACCAACAACAACCACCACTACAACCCCAGCACCAACAACTACAACTACAACTACACCAGCACCAACAACTACTACTACAACTACACCAACGCCAACTACTACAACTACAACTACACTTCCTTTATTTACTTGTGCAGATACAGTTATTACAATTAGTAATGGTATAACTGGTCAGCCAGTAATAAATAATATTACACTAACTGTAGGAGCACTTAATGGAGTTAGTCCTTCATTATTTCTATCTGGTACTAATATTTATAATGTAGATTTAAAAGTTACGGTCCCAGGATATTCTAATTCTGGTAGTTTGATTACATGTCAAGTTAGTGGAACAGCTGTTGATCCAACAACTACCACTACCACCACACTACCTTTGTTTATTTGTGCTGAAGCAAATCCAGTAATTCCTAATGGTACAACAGGTGATCCTATAGTTGTTAATTTAGATAGAGGTACATTTAATAGTTCTCTTCCTCCTACTTATCAATCTGGTGTTCAAAATTACACTGTAATTATAAATGTACCATCAGGATACTCAAACTCTGGTCAGCAAATTTCATGTACTGTTACTGGAAGAGGTATCGATCCAACAACCACTAGTACAACTACTGCACCTACAATAAGTGGTCAGCTTTCTAGTCAGAGCTCTGGTGGAGGATTAGCATCTTGTAATTTTACTTTAGATACTAATATACTTATTACAAATATTTCTATAGGACTTCTTAATGTTGGAGACACAATACTTAATACAAATGGAACTCCGTATACTGGAACAGGTAGTGCTTATCAGCGTGTTTCTTCTCCTAATCTTCTTTACACTTATGGTGCTGTGATAAAATCTGATGGCACTGGAAAAATAACCGCAATATATCAATGCCCATAAAATATGACAGGATTAATACAAATAGCACAACTAGGAACAGACACTGGAAATTTTGATCTATATTCTGATGTAAATGATTTTACACAAGCTTTTGCACAAAGAGTGACTATAGCACAATTGTCTGCAGGCTTTGCCTCTGATAATATACCTGATGGTACAAAGTTTGTTAAAGTTAAATCAAGAGGGTCATGTACAACCACATTAGATATAGGAATAGAAATATAATAGTATAAAAGTCTTGTTTTGTTGGTTTTACAAGACTTCTCCTGGGGTGTAAAAGCCCTAGGAGTTTTTTATTTATAATTAAATTAATTATAAAGAATAACCACACTTAGTAAATTTATTTGTAATATCCAAAATAAATTTCATATCTTTACAACATTTAACTAAATACACAGAAAATGTCTCACGATCCACAATTGCTCAACCAACTGCAAGAAATGCTATGTTGGAAAAAAAGTAAAAAGTTTTATGCAGAAAAGTTACAGATACCTGAAGATGAAGTAGATGAATTAATTAAAGAAATTAGAAGAAGAGGTAAAGAAGAAGGTGGCCAGTTTTTAAGTAAAGCTAAACTCCCTTCTGAAGATTTTCAAATTATTAAAAAAGTAAGTACTGAAAAAGGTACAATAGAGAGTACACTCACTTTAGATTTTGAACCTAAAGATGATATAGAGCTAGCAAAGCTACACAAGATAGATTTAGATAAATATGTTATAACTAACTATTGGTCTAAAGTTTTACCAAGTGGTAAATTTACTTCTTCAATATTCTCAAGAAAGAAAGAAGCAAAGGATTACACTATTGAAGATTTTAGTAAGTTCTTACAAACTTATAAGTCTAACTACATTCCAATTCCTTCACCAGAAAGAAATGAAAGTAAAGATATTGTAGATATTGAACTTTCTCTTTCTGATTATCATTTAGCTAAGCGTTATGTTGATGGTGATAATGATCCTTCTACAAGAGCAAGGAGATTTTTTAATGTTGCTAAATCTTTAATAGATAAAGTTAGATCAGTATATGATATAAATAAAGTGGTGTTTCCAATATCAAATGATTTTTTTCATACAGATAATTATCAAAACTCAACAACAAACGGTACACCTCAAGATACTATACTAGATTATGCTTCTGAATATGAACTAGGGTTTGCTATATTAGCAGATACTATTAAAATGTTAAAGGTTAATTCAATAACTGTAGAAGTTATATTAGTGCAAGGTAACCATGATAGAACTAAATCTTTTTATTTAGCACATGCGTTAGATATATTCTTCTCTAATGATAATGATATACAATTTATCAGAGAAGAAGGATTAATAAAAGGAACATTACTTGGTTCAACATTTATTGGATTCCATCATGGGAATTGTAAAATAGATCAATTGCCATTATTATTTGCTACACATCCAAAATATTCAGAGATGTTTGGTAAAGCTAAATATAGAGAAGTCCATACAGGAGATAAGCATCACTATATGGCTAAAGAAATAAAAGGAGTTAGAATACAACAAATGCCTAGCTTATCTGGTACAGATAGATGGCATAAAGATAATAACTTTGTACATAGTGTACGAGCTGCCTTAGCTCTAGTTTATGATAATCAATGGGGAAAGGTAGCTGAATTTGAACAAAGAATATAATTATGGCAACATTAAGAAAATTAGTTTCAGATATAAGATCAACACACAAGATCTTATCAACTGATGCACTTATAACTGACAGAGCAATAGCTTCTGAAGTTAGAAATAATGCATTAACTTTAATAAAAAGAGAAACTAATATAAGGAAACTATGGGCTAGTGATACCCTATTCACTACTATTCCTTGTTTGGAAATGGTAGAGGTTCCTATTTCTGAATGTTGTGAATTTGCAGATGATTGTACTGTTGCAAGAACAAAATATAAACTTCCAAGAATGTCTGAAGGTAACTACCAATATGTAATTCAAGGAGTTTATTCTATAAACGCAATGGGAGGAACAGGTACTAAGTTAAAGGAGATAACAATAAATAGATACTTAAATCTATTAAAACTTCCTGTAATTAAAAAAGAAAGCTACTTTTGGATATCTAAAGGATACATGTATGTAAGTAATCCATTATTAAAAATGTTACGTATAGCAGCATTGTTTGAAGAAGATGTACCTAATGAAATAATGTATCCAGATTGTGATTGTGGAAGTTCTGAACATACAGATGAAGAATACTGTAAGAATCCACTAGATAAAGAATATGCATTACCAGGTTATTTAGAACAGCAAGTTCTAGCTATGACTTCTACTAAATTATTATCTACTTACTTTCAGATAAAAACTGATATGAGTAATGAGGGTATAGATGGTCAAGCACCTAATGCACAGCCTACAAACTAAAAACTATATAGATGTCTAGAGTCTCTGTTGATTGGAGAAGCGCAAGTAAAGATAACTACAATAACTTTTGTAAGAATCACCCTCTTGTAAATTTAACATTTGATGAATGGAGAAATATAATATATACATTCAACGAGGCATTTAAACACCACATTTTAGAAACAGGAGATAAAGAAAAACTTCCCTGTGGATTTGGAGAATTTTCTATAAATAAAAAGAAAAGAAAAAAGATCAAAAGTGTAAACGGTAAGGAGTTTGTAAATCTACCTATTGATTGGCAAAAAACTAGAGAGAAAGGAAAAGCTATATATAACTTTAACTATCATACAGAAGGTTACTTTTTTGGATGGTTATGGTTTAAAGAGTCTGCTAGATTTAGAAACTCTGCTTTATGGTACTTTAAGCCTTCTAGAAATACATCAAGATTATTATCTCATTACATAAAGACCGATAAAAAGTACCAACACATGTACAACGAATGGAAAAAATAAGTTATGTCATACTATTATAAATACAATTTTATTTCACCAGAGCCTGTTTACGCAACTGTAAAAGAAGAACTTAAAAGTTACTTTGATACTGGTGCAGTGGATGATTTATTGTTCCCTACATATTTAGATAAGTGTTTAAAGAAGTTGGGAAGAACCACTTACGTAATTAGTGAGCAAGTTTTATTTATAGAAGACTTTGAGGCAAGATTGCCAGATAACTTTCATGCAGTGAGAGAGGCTTGGATGTGTGCTGCAATACCAGGTAATCCTTATCCTGCTGCATCATCTTTTTATTCTCAAGCAGCAAATGCAACAACTATTCAAGTATCACCTCTAACAATAGGAGGAACACCTTGTAATAATCCTGAGTGTCAGCATCCAAGTTGTGATGGTACATGTATGCCTGAATTAGTTCAAGCTGTATATAAAACTAATAATGAAATAGCTAGATCATATAGACATAGCTATTTATTAAAACCAGGTAATATATCTACAAGAAAACAATGTGATGTAAATTATAGAAGTGATTGGAACAGCTTTGCTCCTCCTGTACGTGAATTTACTCCTGGATCTGCTAGCTATGATTCATTTGATGTTAGAGATAATAAATTTGTAACTAACTTTAGAAATGGTGTAGTTCATCTATTATTTTATGCTACGGAATATGATGATGTAGGAAACCAATTACTTCCTGACAACTATCGTATTACTGAATATGTAGAAGCTTTTATTAAATTTAAAGTGTTTGAGATATTAACTAATCAAACAAATGACGAAACTTTTAATCAACTTCAACAGAAGTTAGCATATTATAAATCAATAGCTGATGAAAAATATATTGAAGCAGAGATTGAAGTTAAAAAACAAACTCCTTGGGAAAAACAAAGGAGAATAAAAAAAGATCTAAATAGATTTAATATGTATGAACTTCCAACTCGTACAACTTCATACGGAAGTAGAAGAAGACGCAATAATTAAAAACTATGGCTAAACAGCAATCAAATAAAGATTCTGACAAAAAAAAGAAGCAGGGTAATATTAGATTAAATGCAGGAGTTGCTAGAACAGGATTAAACCTAGACAGCTCTATTGATCAAGTTGGCCCTGGAAGACTTACGTATGCTCTAAACGCTGCTATAGAAAACTTTGACTCTAGTTCTGTAAACTATCAGAATGAGCCTGGGAATGAGTTTTGTCTTGTATTCACTCCTGGATACAGATTAATAGGAGAACATTTTATTCCAGAAAAAAGTAAGAATATTTTCTTTTTAGCAAATCCTGACACAGGGGGAAGTGAAATAGGATTCATGGATAATAATGATTGTACCTATCGTGTATTAATAAATGCTGACTGTTTAAACTTTAATATATCAAATCCAATACCTAAGGTTGTACATAGAATAACAAACTGTACAACAGAGATTTATTGGACAGATGGGGTTAATTCTAGAAGATATCTAGATATAGAAAACATTCCTTATAAACTTATAGCAGGAACACCTAGTTGTGATCCTATATATGGTACTGAATTAGACTGCAATCAAATTAAAATACAACCTAATTTTGATATTCCTAATTTAGATATAGCTAAAATAGAAAATATAGGAGATTTAGTTGCAGGTACTTATCAGTTTGCAATACAATATGCAGATGCAAATGGTGATGAACTCACTTCATATTATTCTGTAACCAATCCAACTCCTATTGCAGATAAATTTAAAACATCAGTAAATTTTAATTACACTGTTGGTAAATCAATTGTTGTAAGAATATCTAATCTTGATCTAACAGGTCAATTTCAATATTTTAATTTAGCTGTAATAAAAACTATTAATAATATATCTTCAGTTGAATTAGTAGGTACGTATAATATTGAAGAAGATATTAAAGAAATAACTTATACAGGCCAAGATCAAAGTCCTATAAAGTTAGCTATGATTGACATCTTTGAAAAGTTTCCATACTATGATGTAGCTCAAGATGTTACAGCAGTTCAAGATATTCTTGTATGGGATAATTTAACTTCTGCAGAAAGAATTAATTATCAGTCTATAGCAAATCAAATAACACTTCAGTGGGAAACACATAGAATACCAGCAACTGAAAATTACTCTGATGAGTTAAATGCTGCAAATTTACGTGGATATATGCGTGATGAAGTGTATGCATTTGAAATAGTATTTCTTTTAAAAGATGGTAAGCAAACAGATGGTTTTCATATTCCTGGTAGAGAAAAAAGTTTTAATGAACAACTTCCACCTATTCCTGAAACACAAAATGATTTTATAGGTGAGCCAGATTATTACATAGCTGGTATAGGATATTTACCTTATTGGAAAGTTTATAATACAGGATCAGTAAGCTCATTTTCTTCAGGTTATGACTCAAACAATTTAGATTATAAAGGACCTTATCAGTTTGGTGAATTTGCATATTGGGAGTCAACAGAGGAATATCCATGTAATGATGTATGGGGAGATTTAGGAGGAACTCCTATTAGACATCATAAGTTTCCAGATGTATTAGTAAGTCCTATTATAGAAAATGGACCAATAGTTTATAATCCAAACGGTCAGGTTATTCCTGCAATGCAAGATGATGCAGTTTTTCCAATAGGTGTAAAACTTGATGATAATACAATATCTTTATTAATACTAACATCAAATTTAACAGAAGAGCAAAAAGATGAAATAGTTGGATACAAAATTGTAAGAGGAGATAGAGGAACTAATAAGTCTGTAATAGCAAAAGGTATACTTAGAAATGTAGGTAAATATACTAGAGAAGAAACAGATTATATTTATCCAAACTATCCATATAATGATTTAAATGCAGATCCTTTTTTATTAAAGGATAGTAACTCATATTCAGAGGAATCAAAGTCTTGGTTAATATATTGTTCTAATGACTATAATGCATATCCTGAGAATCAACCTTCTGTACCAACAGAACCAGATAATGAAAATGAAGATCCTGTAGCATTTTCTGGTTGGGACTATGAATATATTAATACTATAAACAGTAAACCTACTAAAGGTAAAATATATCCAGGTGAGACAGTTGAGATATGTTCGTTAGGTAGACCCAAGTATCTTACAGGTAAAATGATAATAGGTCCAGCTGAGTATGATGTAATGCAAGTTTGGACAAGAAACGCATTTGCAACATGTGGTCATAGAATTGAATGGTTTGATCCATTTAACGATGAAAATATTAATGGAAATGTTAGAAGAGATCAATGGTTAGATGATAATGGAGCTTCTCCTATCGGGCGCGAATCAGATAAATATACAGTAATAGTAGAAAAAGATAGTTATTTAGATGGTGATCCTATAAGAACAAGTGACTGTGGTGTTATTGACCCATTTGGTATTTCTTGCTGTAAACCAAGACGTGGTTGGATTGAACAACCGTGTCAACCTCCTGTTAATTGTAGACCTATACCGTTACCTACAGAAACATACCCTAGAAATGAAGTTGAATCTATTCAAAATTTTCCAGATGGTATTGTAATAGGATCTCATGGTGGAGATGGTATTAATACTTCATCAAGTAAGTTTACTCCTTTATGGGCAAACAGTAGAACAAAAAGTAGAAGATCTACATTAAACTGTGGTGAAGAAATTCCATTAGAACCACTTACAGATGTAGAAGGAGTAAATTATGTACAAATATTTAACTCACCAGATACATCTTTTGGACAACCGTTTTTAGGAAATGTCTTGAAGCTTGAGAGTGTAATGTTTGGAGCAGGTAAAGGTCATTTTGTAGAAGTTAAAGATAATGCTAAATACAAACTACTTTCTCTGCAAGCTCAGAAAGATGCATTAAGTAGTGCTATAGATATTGCTGATATAACAAATGATTTTGATCCAGCTGTAGTTTTTACAGTGTATCAGACATATCTAACAATATATATAAACGGTATTACTAGAAAGAACTATGCAATGTCATATAATTCTAGAGCTAATTATGATTATTCATTTGATATTAATAATAATGCAAAAATAGGTATTCCTGGAGATGGTGACTATGTAAATGGGATTAAACAAAGAGATATTGAAACTGCTAGATATTTGATACCTGGAGTTCAATCAGTTGATAAAATAGAACATGAAATAAATAACTGGAATAGAGAAAGCTCAGTAATTATAAAAACAGTAGATACTAGAAAGAATGATAAGAAAGATATTCCTACTATTCTACCTTTACCTTTTCCAAGTGACACTCTTACCTTATTAGAATCTGGTGCAAACATTCAACAGGTTGTAACATTAATTATAAGAACTCCACCAGATGCTGGTGTAATTGGTGAGAATAATTTAGAAGATTGTAAAATAACTTTAAATGGTGAAACTTTTAGAATATCTATTGAGACAATACCACCAAATAATAATATAGATCGATGTGCTTTTACAATTACTAATTATTTTCAAAATCTTGAGAACGGATATGGTGCTGTTCAACAAGGTAATATAGTAATTATTACAGCATTAAACACTGGACCTCAACTTGATCCTATATTTGATCCTTTTGAAGCAATTGGTATGTCTGCTGTTTTTCAGGTAACTACTGAAGGAGATTCAACTGGTATACCTGGTGATCCAATAATAACAGATAAATCAAGATTTACTATTTCTGGTTCAAATAATTGTCCAGATCCTCAATCAGAAATTGACCTATCTGTTGTTTCCTATTATGGATCTATAAAAAATATTGTAAAAAATCAATACGGTCAAATATATTCTTACCAAACAATTGACACAGGATATCAATCTTTTTTTCAAGGAGGCTCTACAATATTTGGAGGAGATACATTTATATCTAGATTTTCATTTAAAACAAAAGTTCCATTCTTTATAGATAATAGAGTTGGAGCACCTGATGATAGTGATATTTTTTATGATGAGATTGGAAATGTAGCCTATCCTAAATATTGGCATTCATCAAGATCAATATTACAAGATGCTTCTATTGATGGTGCAACTGCTTTAAATTTCTTTTCAACTAAAGCTCATAATTTTGATTGTCCTAATGAACCAGACGATGATCCAGATCAAGGTATATCTGAACTTGATGGTGAACCAGTTGGAGGTACTTATAGAACTTTTTATGATGGATACTTTTATTTATTTGCATACGGTATTCCTAATTTTTATTGTGAGACAGTATACAATACAGATTTACGTCAGGCTTTTAACAATCGAGAAGGTGACTTTTGGCCTCATGTAAGTAGTGGTATTCCAGATGATTGGTTACAAGAAACAAATGTTCCCATTGTTCAAGATAACACATATTATTATAATGTAACATTCTCTAAACAAAATAAAGAGAATGTGTTTACACATCTTCCTTCTAATTGGAAAGATGATTTGTGTTTTACAGTGTATCCTTTTAGAGCTGTTTATTCTGATCCAGCTACAGCAAGTGCTGACATTAGAGTAAATAACTGGTTAGTTTATAGAGCACTTTCTTTTCATGACTTTCCTCAAAATTATGGAAACTTAGTATCATTAGATGGTATTCAAAATAAAACAATACTTGCAAGATTTGAAAATAAATCATTGCTGTATAACAACTTGCTAACTATTGATACAAGTAATCCTCAAGCTGCTTATATAGGTAATCCTAATTTATTTGATGGATCACCACCAATTGATTTTGCTGAAACAGATCTTGGTTATGTAGGAGCACAAAATAAATTCTTACTAAAAATACCACAAGGTCAAATAACTGTAGATGCAAAAAGAGGTCAAGTATTTTTAGTACAAGGTGCTAAAGTTTTAGATCTTACTGGGTATGGTTCTGGTGTAAATAGATTTATGACAGATCATTTACCTTTTGAAATACTAGAATATTTTTCTGAAATATCAACTGATAATCATTTTAATGGTATTGGATTACATGGTGTGTATGATAGTAAGTTTGAAAGAATAATTATAACAAAATTAGATTATATTCCAATTGACGGTGGTGTTAAATACGATGCTGTAAAAGATGAATTTTATAAAAAACTTTCAGCTCCAAATGTACCAGATGCTCCAGATCCTCCTGTAGAAAGTGATGTTCCTGTAACAGCAAGAAGAGTTGTATATCTTGATGATCCTGAATACTTTTGTAATAAGTCTTGGACAATGTCTTTTGATTTTAATAGTAAAAGTTGGATATCTTTTCATTCTTATCTTCCGAACTTTTATATTGGAGAGAACAACTTTTTCTATTCAGGTACAAATGAGTGTTGTGTAACAACTGATAAAGATAAGAGTGGAGGTTTTAATATAATTGCAGGTCCATTAGTGCCTCCTACTTTAAATCCAATAACAACTACAACTACTACAGCAGGAATAACGACAACTACTACTACTGGTAGAGCTTTAGATTGTATTATGGATTTAGGGACATTTACTGAAACAGATTGTATACTTGAAGGTACTGGACTAATTACAGTCCCTTCTCCAACAACAACTACTACTTGTTCTCCACCAAGTGGTCCAGTAATATATGCAAATTTTAATGAGGGTTATCAAATACCAGGAGAGTCTCCTGTTATAACTACAAGTTCTTACTTAGATGTTTGTAACGCTCAAGTTTTAAGAGAAGCGTTGCTACCTACAGGTAATCCACCATTACCTATTTCTATACCTGTAATATATCAACAATCTTTTAATAATAGTCAACTTTTAATTGGAACAAGAGTTTATTATCAAGATGATTTTTGTAACTCTCTTCAAAAGGGTTGGTATTATTCAAATGTTTCTACAGGTGAAAGATTTTCTGCAATATATATAAGTGAAGAAGGTCTAGTTGGAGAAATAGTAAGTTGTGATTATTGTATAAACACTACAACAACTACAACAATGTCTCCAGGAATAATTGAATGTTGTTCTGCTATAAATACTACATCCACTGATATGTATGTTGTAAATCTTGGAACAACTTATAATCTTAGTTTAGAAAAAGATGGATATGTAACTGTTCCAGGTTATGTAAGTTCTGCTACAGCAGGAGTTGCTTGGACTTCAAATAAACTATGGACTATAGACGCAGATATAAAAGAATGGGATATTACACTATCTCCATTTAGCGCTACATTTAACAGAGACATTACTTATGGAGCAACCCCAAACATAGCAGGTAATATTGCAATTAGCAATACATTGTTATTAGGAGTTGATGTAAGTACATCTCCTCAAGAAATTGTAGAAATAGATGTTACAACAACAACAGCTGTACAATCATCAAAATTTGCAATACAAGCTAATAGAATAGTTATTAGTAACTTGTTATATAGTTCAACAGGTAAACTTGTATTAGTTTCTCAAGATACTGTTTCTTCTGACTATTACTTAACACAATATAATTATTCTGACGGAAATGTAGATTTAGATACTAATATAGGTACTGTAAGAGCTACTGTTATTTACGAGTGTGAATGTTTAATTAGATTAATTGATTCTAGTGATTATAATAATGTATTGACATATATTGTAAAATCTGATGGAACAATTACTAGTTCAGGAAACTATACAGACTTTCCTTATGATGTAATAAGTGGAGCAGTGTCTTCAACATTTTTAAATTGTGCTATTGATAACACAACTACTACTACATCTTCTACATCAACAACTACTACAAGCACTACATTATCACCAACTTGTAATGGATACGAAGTAACTGGACCAACAGCATTGTACTATACAAATTGCTACGGTCAACAAGTTTTACTAAGCGTACCTTCTGGTCAAACATCTAATGTGTGTGCAAGTGTAGCAATACCAGGAGCAACATTAATAGGATCGTGTTTATAAGAAAATAAAATATGGCAAATAATATAATAAATATAAAATTATTATCATCTCCACCTGGTTCAGGACCTTTTACTATATTGGATACAGATAGAAATCCATTAATAGAAAATGTTAGTTCAGAGGATATGGAAAATGGATTTGCAATGTCAGTGGGTGATGATGATACAACTGTCATTGTGGTTTCCTCAGGTAATTGTAAAATTGAACAATATGTTCCGTTTGAAGATATAACCACTGATGAGTGGGCAGATTCAGACTTTTCACAATCTAAGACAGGATGTGTTTGGACACATTTAAAAAATACATCTGTTTATAATTATTATTATAATAATATAGAACCATATATTATAGAGTATCCTTTTTCATATAAATACCATGATGAGATATTACAGAATGTAAAAGATTATAGTAAAGTTTATAATTATCTACCAGCACCTACAGGATCTTTTGATACAAACAGAAAAGTGCAAGTTGACAATCAATGGTTTAATAAAGCTATTTTATATAATGGTCAACAATCAACAGGTGTTTTAAATCTAGTACCAAAGCCTGAAAATAATCTATCAGAGTATTTACAATATCCTATATTAAATACAGATAGTAAAACTATTACATATTCAAAGACAGATAGTTTTTATCAATATAATACATTCTGGGCTCTTCAGAAAAATGATGAGTTACCTTTATTTTTAACATCTTGTAAATCATTATCATTTGATAAAGAAGTCAATCAAGATAATATGGACTATGGACCTAGATCATTTAAAAAGTCAACACTTAGAGCTAAGAATCTAAAGGTGAGACATATACTTGATAATAAATCAACCACGCATATAATAAGTCAGTTTATTGTAACACCTTCACAAATATCATATAAATAATATGGCAAAAGGTTTATCAGCAGCTAAAGCTAAAAAGATACTTAAAGATGGTTACGTAAAAGGTAAGCCTCTTACAGCAAAGCAAATAAAATACTTTGGAGCTATTGCTAATGGTGCTACGCCTTTAAAAGCAATTAACGGAGGATGGTTAGATAAATATGAGAGTGGTGGTGAAGTACCTAAAGCTCAAGATGGTTACAAAGTGCCTCCACGCAAAGGTGTTAGAAAGAATACTGATGGCAATGAGTCTACACACCTTATGAAGGCTGAACAACTTGAAGATGGAACATGGGTAGGATTTCCTTCTTTGTTTCAAAATTCAGATGACAAGTGGATAGATATGTCTAGTGAAAAAGACTGGATGAATATTTATAATGAAGCATTAAAGAGAGGTGAAGTTATAGAGTTTGGAAAAGACAAAGAAGCTGCAATTAAGTTTGGGGAAGGTTCATGGAAGTCACCTAAAATGAAAGATGGTGGCAGATGTTGGCCAGGATATAAAACTGTTTCTGGTAAGACACCTTTTAGTAAAGGTAGTTGTCAGAAAGCTCAAGATGGGTTAACATCTGGTACTCAAAGTGAACAAGGTATTTCAGATGCTGAATATAGAAAATTATATGAAGCAGGGAATATCCATGACCCAAATTTAGATGAAGTAGTAATGTACTCAGGGGTAGACTATGAGAAGTATCCTTACTATAATGATTTAAGTGCAGAGCAAAGAAAATACTTTGATGATGATGGTCCGATTGGTAGAGGTGTAAGAAGAGCTGCTTATACGAAAAGAGGACTTGCTGAAGATACTTATGATGTTGTTAACCCTTTAATGTACGGAATGTTGGGTCTTGCTGGAGGTATGGCAGCTGGTCCAAGTATAGCAACATTAGGTAGAGCAGCAGCTGGTCCAATTGGAAGAGCACTAAGTTATAAACCTCTTGGAGGCCCTGTAAGTATAGGTAATGTAATTGATGGAGGTAGTGCTGCTTATGCTGCGTATGAAACTCCTGAAGCATATGATAAATTCAAAGAAAATCCTAATTTTGATACAGGAACAGATCTTGCTCTAACAGCAATGGATCTAATACCATTTAGTGAAATATTTACAGGAGGTAAAAATATTAAAAAATTATATAATAAAGGTAAAGACTTATTTACAAATGATTTAAAACCAAACCCAGATATGTATTATAGGGGTATTGGACAATCTGGATTAGATGATATTACGGAAAGTGGTTTACTAAGAGCAAAGCCTGCAGATCAAATTCCTTTTAATGGAATGGGAACTAAATTTGATTTTGCAAAAAGATTTAACAATTTATATGTTACTCCACGTCTTAATGTAGCTGATAGATATGGTAGAGGGGTTGTTGCTGAAATTCCAAAAGATGTAGCAAACTTTTCTAAGAGGTATAAGAATAGTGATTGGAGTATGATGACTGACAATCAAATACCTATAGAAGAAGTAAACTTATACAAGAAGAATTTCTTTGGAAACTACAAACCAGTAAATATTCCACAATCACCACTTAGTAGTATGCCTTTTAGTAAACCAAACATCTTTCCAACAAGTAGTCCATTGCCTATAAGCATGGAACCATATCTTTCTAGAAAAATTTATCCATTTAATAAAGAGCAAGAGATATTTGAATCCTTTTTATCTACTAAGAATCAACTTAAGAACATAGATTCAAAAAGTATTAATTATGGTCCAGATGGAAACATAATACCTAATAAAGAATATGGTGGTGAAGTGGATAAAGCACAGTGGGGTAAACTATTAAAGCTTGCAACGAAGTATGGAAAAGATGCTCAAAGAACTCTTAGAAATTTTATTGAAAAAGATTTAGGAGTAAAGGATAAAATAGTTAAGAAAGTTGATGTACCAGGTACTGATATACGAGTGCAAGCACCAACTAATTTAGCAAGAGTTTTAGATAATGTAGGACTTCAAAATATAACAGGAAGATCAAGTTATTTACCAAGCTGGGCTCAAAGAGATGATGGTCAAAGACTTGTAGCAGAAGCTCTTATTCCTAGCGGAAATTTAAAATTACTTTATAACCCTAAGGGTAGATATTATAGTATTCCAGAAGCATTTGTAGATAATCCTTTAACAGCAGGAAGAACATTTAAAGTACTTGAAGATTTTATACCTAAAGGTGGTATTTTTAAACAAGGCCCAGATGGTACTTTGAGCACAGACTCATTTAAGTTGATGATGAATCGTTTAAAATCAGATAAGTTTTCTGATGTAACAAATTATAATGATCCTAATCTTTCACGCTATTTGAATAATTATGGAAGAAAATATAGCACATTAAGTTCTAGTGGGCATGACTTTAACAACCAACAAACTCAAGATATTTTATATAATCTACAGCAACGCATGTTTGATTTACAAAAACAGGGTAAAGTTGGAGAAGGCTTTAGTGGTTTTGGAATACGAAATATAGATAGTAATATTAATCAAATAGGCATACCAAACTTATCCATAAGAAAGAATTATCAAGAGGGTGGTGTAATAGAAGATGACAGAGGACAATGGGCATACCCTGGAGAGATAACTAAAATAAACTCTAACAATATAACAATGAAGGGTATTAACTACCCTGTACTTGGAATATCTGACACTGGTGACAAGAAGATGATGCAACCAGGAAAAGATTACAAGTTTGATGGTAACTCTGTTACAGAGTACCCTATGGCTAAAGATGGAAAATCTTTGGTAGAGTTAAATCAATTAACTAACTTTACGAACTATAACACCCCACAACCAGGCGGCTGGTTAAACAAATATAATTAATATGAAAGCTGAATTTTTAAAAATAGCAGGCGTTAAGTCTGAAGCAGAGTTTTACAAAAAGTTTCCTTCTGAGGAAGCATTTATGAAAAAGCATGGAAAGGCTATAAAGAAACTTATGGCTAAGAAAGCAAAGGTTGGTGATTTGATTCCAAACATACAAACCCCTAAAGCTAACCGCCTACCTATAAGATTTGACAGCAAAACATTAAAGAACTTAACTAACGAACGTTTAGGTAAACCTAGTGTAGAAGAGCAGCAGGCAGAAGAGATGAGACAACTACAACTAGAACAATTAAAAACACAAATAGAAGCAAATAAAAAAGCTGTTGAAGAAGATGATGATAGTGGTGGTGGAATAGGTAATATGATTGGTGATGTGTTTAGTATGTTTGGTGGACAAGGTGGTGGTAAAAATTCAGGTGGTACTACAAAAGGAAGTGTAATAGTTGGAGACTTAGAACTAGATGGAACTGATACAGGTCGTGGTGCAGATTTTGGTTCTAGTAAGCTTGGTGCTAAGGTTAAAAAGTTTGAAGCTCACATGATGTATGATCCTAAAACTGGTAAAGGATATAAAGCAAATAAACCTGCTGATCATGAAAGAATGAAGAAGTTAGGTTATCTGCACGCAGATGAAATGAAAAAAACACCTAAGGCGCAAGTAGGAGACAATGTACAAGAAGATAACTTTAATTCTTTGTTTGGTAATCCTTCTCGTGGAGACTTAGGTTCAGGAGTTGACGGAACTTTTGAAACTAACAGTTCAAATAGTGCTGATGGTAAGAAAAATGGACTTAAAGGCTTAAAGAAATTTGGACAAGACTATGGGGGTCAAATTCTATCAGATGTTTTTAAGTTTAAAGATATGTTTGAGGCTCAGAAGGAGCAAGAAAGAAGACTTGAGCAACAATTAAAAATAACAGACTTATCAGTTACAGCTGCTAAAAGTCAGCCAGAAAAAATAGAAAGAGAATATGTTCGTCCAGAAGATTTTGCAAATACAGGAGAAGAGTTCTTTCCAGTGTATGGTGTTGGTACAAATGTATTAGCTAAACATGGTGGAGCTTATAAAGCTCAGAATGGTGGAATGTTTAATGATCCTGGTTATACACCATTGGTAAACGTAAATCAAGTGAAGTCTTTTGGTAGAGGTGGTATGTTAGGAAGTAATTCTTATTTAGTACCTAAAGCACAAGGTGGGTTTGATTTTGGTAATTTTTCTTATGGTTCAGATCAACAATCTAGCCAACTTGCAGATCAAGTAGGATTTAATAATGATGCTGGATCTCAAGTGGGAGGACAAGTAGGAGGTTCAATAGGTAGTCTTTTTGGACCTGTAGGAAAAGCAGTAGGAACTTTTTTAGGACGTGGGGTAGGTGATCTTCTAGATAGAAGTGACAGAAGACAAGAAAAAATGTCTAATGATATTATGCAAGGTGAAACAGAGTTAGCTTATAGTGCAGCAGGTCCACAGATACAAGCAGGTTATGCTTCACACGTTCGTGAAGGAGGTAGGATTCCATCTAATCCATCAATGTTAGATACAATGAAGATGGGTGGAGAACTTAAAACATTATGGGGTGGAGAAGCTGAAACTGTTTCTTACAATCCTTATGCTGGTGGTGAGAGTATTCAATTTAAAGGTAACTCACATGACTATCGAGATCCTAAAACAGGACAAACAGGTATTGGTGTTGCATATGGAAAAGACTCTGTTGCTAATAATGAAGCTGTTGTAGAGGTAGAGAATGAACCAGCACAGCAGTTAAGAGATGGTGGAGGTGCTGAAAACTTAGTTGTATATGGAGATCTTAAGATTCCTAAAAACTTTGTTGATGAGTTAGGAGATGATCGTGCAAAAAATAAGAAGTTTAAAAATTATGTAGGTGATGTTCTTAATAAAGATGAAGCTAAGATTAATAGAACAATGGAAAAAGCATCTGAGTTAGCACTTGACGCAAATGATAATACTTCAATTGGACAACTTGAAAGTAGTACATCTGATGTAATAATAAAAGGTGGTGATATGAAACTAAAAGCAATTGCAGATAAAAAAATGATGTTAGCAGATTTACAGTCTGCTCTTAACGATACATTTGATGAACTTGAAATGAAAGGTAATGACTTTATAACAAAAGGTAATGTAGTAGATGATCCAGAAAGAGCTATGAATAATATGGCTAAGTCTGGTATTGAAATCAAACCTGAGAATAGAGGTAAGTTTACAGCATGGGCTAAAGAACGTAACATGTCTGTAGCAGCAGCTGCTAAGATGGTGATGGCTAATCCAGATAAGTATAGTAAAGGTGTTGTTGCAATGGCTAACTTTGCTATTAACGCACGTAAGTTTAAGAAAGCTGAAGAGGGTGTTACTGTTACAGAAACTACAACTGATGGTAATTTTAATAACCAACTAGGAGGAGATGATGCAGGAATGACTGTTGAAGAAGCGGAAGCTGCAAATTTTGTACTTAATAAAGATACAGGTGAGTATGAAAGACCAAATGGAGAAACTGTTGATCCTGTTGATGCCTCAGGTAGCTCATTAGGATATACACCTAAAGGTCAATCTATTGACTCAAAGACAGGATTTGCTGGAGGTGTTACGCAAGAAGAGTTTAATAAGTTGAAAGAAGATAGCTCTTGGTTTGATTGGGGTAGTGTTGATCTTAATAAAACAGTAATGTATAATGGTAAGAAAGTATCTTCAGCTATACTAAAATATCAGAAAGAGTTAAACAAAAACTTAGAAAGTATAGGTGCTAAACCTGTTAAGGTTGATGGTATATTGGGTCAGGAAACTAGAGATGCTGTATATAAACCAGCTACTCCAGGAAAAAAGGCTGAGGTAGAGGTGGCAAACATTACAGAAGAACCTACTACTACAGAAACAACAACAGCTGCTCCAAGAGGTGGAATAAGATTTCCTAATATTGCTCGTGAGCAAACAGATGAAGGACCAAATCTACTTGCTGAAAAGTATGCAATGGCTACTAATCAGTATGTACCTGTTCCAGCTCAAGGGCTTCAACCTGAACTAAGAGTACCTTATGACATTTCTCTACAAGATATGAGAAATGATATTATATCTCAAAGTAGAGCAATGGAAAGAAATCCAGCATTTCAAAATAATCCTGCAGCTCTAGCACTAACTCAAGCTCCCATGTACTCAGCACTTAATAAAGTTAATGCTGAAGAGTTTAGACAGAATCAAGCAATGAAGGATGCTGTATATTCATCAAACGTTGATGCAATAAATCAAGCTAAGTTAACAAACTTAGGTATTTTTGATAATCAATATGATAGACAACAGCAAGCAATATCTAATACTAGAAAAGAAAACATAAACATATTAGATAGTATTGCTAACAAATATGCTCAGAACAGATTGCAGAATATGACAGAGAGAGTGTTTGAAAACATGTATCCATCTTTTGAATTTGATGAAAGCGGTAGAGCTAACACTACAGGACGAGGTGGTGATCTTTATATACCAGGCTATGGTACAGCATCTACTAATGGTAACCTCTCAGGATTTAATACTAGAGAAGGAAGAAACTTTATGAACATATTAGATTCAGCTCAAGGATTATATAATATGTTTGAAACTGGTCGTGATAAAAGAAAAAGAAAAAAAGAAGAAGAGGCTAATGGGCTTACACCTATTGAAAGCAAGTCTGGAAAAAAGATAAAAAAGAATAACAAGAACAGTAATATTCTAAGACAATTTAAAAATTTATAACTAAACTGATTATAAAGAATTACTAAAACTTGTTACTGGCTTTTGGATAATACGATTAATCACATTACATTTGTTAAATTATGGCATCATATAAAGATATAACTCCCAGTAAATTTAGCCCTTATGTTCCCACACGCCCAGTTGAGGCGATGATGAGAGTTGGAATGTATAAGCAACAGAAATTTGATGAAGGGCTAAAGAAGATACAAGATAACATTGATAATGTTGCTGGACTTGATGTAGTTAGACCACAAGATAAAGAATACTTACAATCAAAACTTAACCAATTAGGTGGACAGATATCTAATATGGCAGGTGGAGATTTCTCTAACTTTTCATTAGTTAATTCTGTAAATGGAATGACTAATCAAATAGTTAAAGATCCTAAAGTATTAAATGCTGTAAGCTCAGCAACTAGATATAGAAAAGATTTAGAGACTATTAATGAGTTGCAATCGAAGGGGGAATGGGCACCTTCTAATCAGTTTGGATTTCAAAAAGATGTTGATAGATGGTATAATGGAGATGCTTCTGCATCTTATAATGCTAACATATCTCCTTACATTAATGTAACAGAAGAAGGTCAAAAAATAATAAAAGGTCTTGCTAAGGATGAATATAATAAAGAGATCATGTTTAATCCTAATACAGGCAAGTGGCTTGATGTAATGACTAATCAAGAAATAAAAGAACTTACCCCAGAAAAAATACAAACTGCACTTAAGAATGGGCTAAGTCCACAGGCATATAGACAGTTATCTTTAGATGGACAATATAAATATTCTAATGTTTCAAATGAAGCGTTTGTAGATCAATTAAATTCTGGATATCAAAATAGATTTAATATGTTGAGTGAAAGAAGAACAACTCTTGAAAATGTATTAAAGAATACAACTAGAGCACAGGATAGAGAGCAGATTAAACTTCAATTGGGTCAACTGGATAATATGATAGAGGCTAATCAAATGGAATATAATTCTATATCTTCAGGATTTTCTCAAGGAGATACTGATTCTGCAAAAGCTCAATTCTACACTCAAGATTGGCTAGAGAATACTAGCGAAGCTTTTTCTTCTAGATCAGTTAAAAGCACTTCAAAGGTAAGTCCCTATTTTGATGTTAAGTATAAAAAAGATATGCGAGCTATTGCTAGAGAAAGATTAAAAGCTGCACAAAAAGCAAATGAAATAGCAGAAAAACCACCTGTACTTACAGGAAGAGGAATAACTCTACCTGAGGATGCAAAGGCTACAAAGAATCTGCTCAATCAAGATAGAGAGGATGCTATAAATATTAGAAAACAAGAAATACTTTCAAGAGATAATCTTAGTCAAAATATGGGATGGGATGACACTATAAAAGATAAAGATAAATTAACTGAATTTGATAGACAACTAAAGATTGCAGCTAGTAATAATTATGAAAACATCAGTCCTTCTATGAGAGATGATGTTAGGGATTATTTATTTTTAGAACAAAAAGCAGAAACTATTGACTTTAGAAATGAAACTATTTTACAAGAAGTTTTAAATCAAATTCCTTTAGATATAGATGAATTAGTTCCTGAAGAATATGTAGGTAGAACATGGGAAGGGTTTAGTGCTGCAGAAACTGCTGTACTGTTAGAAAAGTTTCAAAAGTATTCATCTACCGAAGAAGTCTCTACAGGGGCTAATTCTGCAGGAATTCCTATGGGGTATAAAACAACAGTATTTGATGATGAGCGAGCACAAGCAGAATTAACTCCTCAACAGTTTGCATTATATACAAATGTATATAGAAGTAACAGAGGTGATGAGAACGCAATGGCTGCTGCTGATATGACTAACCAAATCATGGGTCCTGTTGGGGATATAAATGATAGACGAAAAGAACTAGAAGATAGATTAAAATTAAAAGCAATAACTACAGACCAAGGTGTAAATATACCTTTACTTATAGATGAAAAAAATGTTAAGAATGAAGTACAAAGTATATTAGGAGGTATTCAAAACTATCTTGAAACAAGTGGACAAGGTTGGATGGGTACTGATTTAACTGCTAATGATATAAATAAAATTAGAAGTAGTTTAGTAGATGCATCTTTTAACACAAGTAACAATTCACTTATAGTTAGTGGTAGTGAAGATGCGGAAGGTACAGAAATACCATTAGATGATAGACAGTGGAGTGAGCTTACTGATAGGTTTGGTATACAAGTAAATAACACCCCTGAAGTTACTTCATTCAATAGAAACATACTACCAAGATTATTATCAACTAATCCTAGCATTAATGAGAAAGGATTTTGGACAACTGCAATTCCTGAATATAAAACAGATCCTCTTATTTCAGATGGTTACTTAGGTGAGGTAGAAAATACTTCAACTAGAAGTCCTAGATATACAACTAGAGCTAACTCATATTTTAATAATTTTGACTTTCCTTCAATTAAATATTTAAATGTTACAGGAAATTTAATAACAAAAGAAAACCCAAGAGAGAATTTTGATAGAGGATATATGCAATTAAACTTTACACTTCCTGTTATAAAGAATGGTGAGGTGGTTACTCTTAGTGAAGAAGGTTGGGAATACCCTTCACCTATTAATAAAAGTCAAGTAGAAGCATTTTTAAATACATTAACTGATGAGGTTTTGTTTGAAAAATATTTACAAAGAAATCCAGACTTGAATGATGTTAAATTAATGGAAAATCAACCATTGAATATACCACAATAAATGGCAAAAGATAACTTACCAAAAGCTCAAGTAGGTACAAGTATACCTAGACCCCAAGTTTCCAATCCTATGTTAGATGAAGGGTTCATGGAGCAACGTTATGGTGGATATAGACAGTCTAGAGGATTGCCTTCAGTTCAAATACCCAGTCCTACACAAAGTGGTGAAGGTTCAAATAGAGAGAGTGCTGTAAGTAACTTTGAAAAAAACTTAGGTAAAATTCCTTCTGGTAAAGGTGTGGGCCCTGTTACTAGAACAGGTGATCAATATATAGGATCAGATAGATATGACTATTTTAATCCTGAACCATCGTGGGATAATGAAGATTCTGCTGCTCAGGGGCAAGGTTGGGGATCTCAAATGGTAAATGGTGTTGCAAAAGGATTAGCTCTTACAGCAACTACACTGTTACAAAACACTGTAGGATTAGTTAATGGTATATATCAAGCTACATCTGATGGAAGACTTGCATCATTTTATGACAATGATTTTAATAATGCATTAGATAAAATGAATAAGTCTCTAGAGGATTCTCTTCCTAACTATTATACAAGAGCAGAAAGAGATGCTAAATGGTATTCTCCAACATACTGGGCGACAGGAAACTTTTTATGGGATGGTGTTGTAAAGAATATGGGGTTTGCAGCTGGTACGTATTTAAGTGCTGGTGTTTATACTAGTGCTTTAAAATCTTTACCATTAGCATCTAAACTATTTTCTACAGGTAAGGCAGCTGAAACAATTGCTGCAACAGAAGCTGGGTTGGCAGGAGGTGGAGGATCTTCTGCTATATTTGGAGAACTAAAAGGTTTATCCGACTCATTTCTAAAAACAGCAGGGGGATATAATACACTTAATAAAGGACAAAGATATTTAGTTGCTGGGTTATCTACAACAGGTGAAGCAGGATTTGAAGCTTTACATAATGCAAATGAATTTAGACAAGAGCTTATTTCTAAATACGAACAAGAAAATGGTGTTGTTGCAACTGGTAAAGCTCTTGATGAAATAAACAGAATAACTGATGCAGCAGCAAACAAAGCGCTGTTTGCAAACATAGGATTATTAACTGCTACAAACTATATCCAACTTCCAAAAATATTAGGTAGTTCGTATGGTTCTGAAAAAACATTATTAAATGGTTTAGGTAGAAAGACAAATGATATAGTATTTGATGCTGTAGGTAAAGCTTCTCCTAAAGCAGTAAGTAGATTAGGAAGGGTTGTTAACGCTATTAGAAAACCTTATTTATTTTCTTGGTCTGAAGCATTTGAGGAGTCAAGTCAGTTTGCTGTAGGAGTAGCCACTAAAGACTACTACAATAAAGCATATAACGGAGAAGCTACTAGTTGGATTAGTTCAATTGGTACAGGGATAACTGAAGGTATGTTTAGTGATGAGGGTGCTAAGAACGCTCTTATTGGTGGATTGTCTGGATCAATTATGTTAAATGTTTTACCAAGTGTAAGATCTATGGTAGACAAAAACTATGAAACTTCTAGTCAAAGACTTAGGAGACAAACAGATGAGGCTGTTAGACAATTTAATAGCTCCAACTTACCAGCTGCTGTACAAGCTATGAATTTTGACTTGAGTAACTTTACTACAGAAACTCAAGGGTCTGTAAATAGAATGGCAGTTTTACAAAAAGAAAGACAAGAAGCTCTAAAGAATGGTGATATATTCCAAAGTAAAAATATTGAAGCAGATTACATAATAAATTATTTAACTCCTAGAATTAAGTATGGTAGGTTTGATTTAGTAAAAGATGATATATCTAGGTATAAAGATCTTGCAACTGGAGACTTTTCTCAATTACAAGAAGATGGTATTGCTTTACAAACAGATACTAAAGATGCTTTCTTAGCTAGATTAAATAGATTTGAACAAACTGCTGAGGCTGCACAATCTTTATATCAGTCTATTAATTTAAGGTTTGGTTCTCAGTTTCAAAAAAATGAAGATGGTGATGTTATATTAGATGAGAAAGGTAATCCAAAACTAGCATACCCTTCTTCTGTAATAGATCAAATGATGTATGCTGCTCTTAAAACAGAAGACTTTGATCAAAGAATTTTAACATTAAGTAATACCTTATCGACTCAAGGTATAAATGTAACAGAAGTTTTAGATAGTGTAGTGAACGGAGACTTTAAAGCTGCTAATGAAGCTGCTGCTCAAATCCAATCACTTGATATACTACAAGATAAAAAAGATAAATTAGGATCTTTCTTAAATGATATTGTTGATGCTGCAGCTCAAAGACAAACATTTATAAAAACATATAAGGACATTCAAGACAATCCTAATAAGTATGCATCAGGTGGAAACTTTAGCCAAGATGCTGAAGGTAAACCATATGTAGGTACTTATGTTGATGATGAGGAAGATAAAGAAACTGTTACAGTTCAAACTCAACAGGGTAAAAAAGAAGTTGAGGTATCAACAGAATACTTTGTTGGAAATAGTGTAGAGTATAATGAAGAAAACTTAGGTGACTTTAATAAGATTGGGCAATTTAGTATTAAGGAAACTAATAAGGATGGAACTATAAAAATAGTAGACTCTAACACAGGTCAAGAAAGAGATATAAGTCCTGAAGTTTTTAAGAACTTTAAAATAGGTAAGGTTTCTACTTTAAGAAATAATAAGAAGGCTAACTTTTATTATACACACAGAAACGAAGTCTTTGAACTAAACCGTGGTAAGAACTATGGTGGTAGAGTAAAAGGTAGACTTGAGTATGAAACTATTGATAATGATAATGGTATTCTTTATTTTGTATATAAGACACAAGGAGGAAAGCTTAAAAAGAAACAAGTAGAAGGTGGGTTCTTTGTTCCCTTAAAAGGTTTCAATGAAGCTAGATTGAAACCAGTTGGTCTTATTAGAAGTGAGAGTCAAAGATCTGCTAATGAAGAATTTACTAGTCCTACAGCGCTCGCTAAACAAAGAAAAACACTAGCTAAAAATAGACAGGCTAGACTTGAAGTACTTACACAATTAGGTGAAGAGGGTAAAGAAAACATTGTTGAGTTAGATAAGATAATAGAAAAAGCATCTAAGGACTCAGCTAAAGTGAAAGAAGACTTAGCTAATATTAGAAAGATGAAGAAGACTGGTCCTGATGGTCCAAAGATTAAACTTAACTTTTCTAAAGCTACTAGGTCTTTTACAAGAACTATCAACAACTTAACTAGGATGAGAAAGGATCTCAACAAAACTATTAAGTTGGCTGAGATTGAGAGAGATGAGGTCTTAAATGATATTTCTTATTTTGAACAGTATGCTAATGAGATATCTGATGCTCCTGAAAACAGTGGTGAATTCTTAAAAGAATTAAAAGATCAAATAAAAATATTAGCTGACAATGGTAAGAACTTAGCTAAGATAATTAAAGCTGCTAAGAAGATGGGAACCACATTAAGACAGGTTACCAAAAGAGCAGCTAGCTTATTTAGAAAAGCAATAAAGAGTACATATATAATAGATGATGATTATGCAAAGTCATTAAATGATCTACTAGATGATGTTGCTTCTGGTGAAGATCTAGATGTAACTTGGCCTGCTCTTAAACAGAAAATGCTAGACTTCCAACTTACTAATGACATATCTAAAGATGTAAACTTTACTGAGTCAGATATTATAAGAACTCGTGATGAGGTTAGTAAACTAGAAGATGATATAAAAGGTTTAAGAGAAGAGTATAGAGCTAGAAAAAAGATCTTAGATAGGTTTCAGTCTATTATGGATGAGTACAATGCTCAAAAGTCTGCAGCTGAAAAACTAGCTAGAGATCAAAAGCTCCTAACTGATATATTAAATACATCAAATTCTGGACAACCTTTAGTTGAATATGTTGGTGAGTATTCAGCTGTTAAAAGAAAAAGAACTGACATAGTTCCTGTTGCAGCTATACCTCAAGATAAACAAGACTACCAAGATAGAGTTAATGAGTTTGGTGTAAACTTAAACTCTTTTGAAAACAGAAATGATATTCGTGGTATATACTTGACAAAGAAAACACAAGATCAACTACTAGATGGTGTTGTAGAGAAAGTGCTAGATGAAAGTGAAGAACTTATTGAGAAGTTTGGAGACACAGCAATTGTTATGGTAGTTGTTAATGAGAATGGTGAACTAGTTGGTGTTGATGGACAGCCTATTGCAGAGGGGGAATCTTTATTAGATAATGCTATATACCAAGTTATGCCTGAGGCAAATCTTGAAAATAGTCAGGGTAGCATGTTTAGAGAGAACACTGATCAATCAATAATAGATTCAATCAAAGAACAGTATTCTGCTTTTAGAAGTAGTGTACTTGCTCAAGAATCATTAGGTGTTGCTCAAGAGATAGAAGCATCGTTTGGTGTACCAGATGTTAGTGCTACACTTAAAACATCTGTACAAGATGCAGGATTGATCGATGAGAATATGTTAGAGAAAGATCCTTTAATAGTTGTAGGTAAAGGTGGTGAGGTTATTTCACAAGGTACTACTTCTTATGATAATACTTCAGGTAAGGCATTTTTAAAACTTCCTAATGGTTATGTACCACTAAAGAACAGAAAGTTTACTAAACAAGAAGCTAACACTATATTTGATGCTATTGTTGAATTATCTAAAAACATAGTAGACGGAAAAGGTGTAGACAGTGATTCTTCTATTGATTTATTAAACTATTTAAAACGTGTTACATACTGGGGAATTCCTAGAGATGGGCAAACAGGTGAAAGAAAAACTCCTGGAAGAAACAGTGTTTTCTTTCAAAGAACTACACCTGAAGAAGGTGGAGAATTGCAATTTACTAAGTTAGAATTAGTAGTTGGTAATAGTATTAATGCTAGGTTTGATTTTGCACCATCTGATTTAGAGATGAATAGAGATGTAATTATTGAGCTTTTAGAAAATACATACAATAATGTAAATGCTTTAGATAAAATTCTTATGGATGTTAATACTCCATTTGAAGAGATAGTTGAAGTAAAGGATGGTGAAATAGAATCTGTAACTTGGCCTAATTACCAAAGTTATCTTCTATCTAACAAGAACCCTGATGGTACAGATAGAACGTCTGAGCTACCTTTATACACTACAATCTCACCTAAGGTAGAAGGAGAAGTTAATAGAAAGAGTATCTACTTATACAGTAAGACAGGCCAAGATAACTATATGATAGAAAGTCCTGCAGTTGAAGAAGCTGAAGAAGAAGCACCACTTACTATAAAAGACGGTAAAGTTATAGTCCCTAAGAAATATGTTTTAGATGGATCTACAGTAAACACATATACATCAGCTAAAGGTTCTGAGATACGTTTTGCATTTGATTCTAAGGTTGCTGACCCATCACCTGAAAAAATAAAAGTATTAAAAGGAGGGGACCTTCAAGATGTAATTAAAAAAATACAACCAGATTATAAAGAAGGAGATGATATAGCTGAGTCAACTAAATCACAAATTGCACAAACTATATGGCTTGCAATTGAGAAACAAGTTGCAAAAGAAAAAAGTGAGTTGGCTTTTCAAAGTAATGTATCTGTAGCAGATGCTGCTGTTGAAGTTGGTAGTAAGTACGGATCAATGTTTGATGATGAAGTTTCTCCAGAACCAACACAACAAACTAGTGAAGTTGAAGTTGTAACTTATAAAGGCACTAAATATTCAGTTGATTTTAATGTTGGTAGTGGAACAATAACAAATTTAAAAACAGGAAAAGTTTTAGAGGGAGGAATTACTTCTCCTATTGGTCAGGCTGTTGTAGATTTAGCAATAGATCAACAAGACTCAACACAACAAACAGAGGGAGGTTTAAACTTTCAAGAGGACATTGATGATGCAATAGCTGATATGAATGATGAACACTTTCGTGAAGTTATTGAGCAAGAAATGTCTTTGTTTGAACCAGAGAATTGGAATGATGTTGATGCTTGGATGAAAAAGAACCTTCCAAATGTTCCACTTAATAGAGTTCAAAACTTTATTCGTGCTGGTGAAGGAAGACTTGCATATGGTATGTTTAAAGATAATGCTATTTATGTGTATGAAAATGCAGAAGTTGGTACAACTTATCACGAAGCATTTGAAGCTGTGTTTAATTCAATACTTTCTCCTGAAGAGAAATCTAAATTAAGAACAGAGTTTAACTCACGTAAAGGAACATTTGTAGATAGACCTACAGGTCAAACAGTTAAGTTCTCTGAAGCTACAGGTCAACAAGCAAAAGAACAACTAGCTGAAGAGTTTAGAGATTATGTTCAAGACAACGTAAAACCTAAAGGAGTATTTGCACGAATATTTAAACAACTCAAAGAGTTAATTGAAAAACTATTCCTTAGTTCTAATTCAGACAACTTAGCTAAAGAACTATTCAAAAAAATAGACACAGGTTTTTATTCAGATGCTGCGTTTGAGGTTCCTGTAGGAACTTATAGAGATCCTTTTGTTATTGAGCCTGAGTATAGACTTGTTGTTACAAACCTAAACGACAGACAGGTATATGATACAGTGCAAGAGATGACTTTTCAACTTGTATCTGAAGCATTAAAAGAAGATAAGAATCTTTTTAATCTTAATGAATTAACTAAAGACTCTAATAAAACATATGAGAGACTTAGAACAAGAGTATTACAAGTAGCTAAACAAAAAGAAAACGTTGCTACTAGATATATAAATACTTCTCAAATTGCTAAGTCTAAAGGACAGAAAGAATTTGATTGGGGTACAGATAAAAATGGACAACCTAATAAGAAAAAAATATTATCTGATGAACAACTTAATGCAATAAATAAAATAAGATTAAAGAATAGAAAGCTAAGAGAAGATATATCAGAATCTTGGCCATTCTTAGTAGAGAAGCATAAAGAATATATGCAATCTTTAAATATTAAATTTGATGAAGGGAGTCAGTCACAATTAGATGATGTAAATAAAGTTAGAGAGAGTAATAAATTTGATGCATCAAAAATAGATAACTTAAAAGCAGCATCCTCTACATTAAAGCTTCTACTATCTACAATACAAATTGTAAATCAAAACGGTAAACCAATTATTAGTAGTGTTAATGGTAGCGTACTACAACCTCTTAGTACAACATATATAATATTAATGTCTGAGCTCTATCAGTCAACTAGTCCAGATGACATGATAACTAAACTTAGAGATTTTGCTGTGAACAATCTAGCTTATGCAAAACTCTATAGTAGAATAACAGGTAACGATGTTAACGATGGCAATTCAACACCTGATCTTACTAAGATGACTAAGCAGCAATCTAGAATAATTACTGCGTTGTGGAGGTCATTTAAAAAACAAGCTCCAGAAGCACTAAATATATTTGTATTTGATGATGGTACTACAGTGGCCCCTGCTCAATTTAGTAGTGCTGCAAATCAAGTTAGAAAAAACTTTATGTTTGATATTGCATCAAAGTCAAAATCTGGAAAAGGATTATTTGTCTACAATGCTAATTCTGGAAAGTATGCACCTAAGAGAAAAGAGTTAGACAAGATTAATATTACAAACCCTGTAGCTATGTCTAATTTCTTTTTAAAGTTAGGAATATCTTTTCCTGTTTCAGAAATAAGAAAAGCATACAGACAAGGATATAAGAAACGCTTGGAAGATGTAGCAAACTATATAAAAAATAGTATAGCTGACTTAAATCCAATAAGTACATTTTCAGAAAGAACTTTAAATATAAGTGGTCGACTTCAAACTTTAGGTTTTATAAAAGTGGCTGCAAGTAATCCAATATTTGACAGCACTTATCGTAATGTTAATGGAGAAAAAGTACAAACTTTCCTTGGAGATAATGCAGCTGATAAATTATATATAGCTCTAAAAAATGCTAAGAATATTGATGATCTTAAAGGTACACCATTTTCATACCTAACAACAGATGTGTTTGCACAAGGCTCTAATATAATTTCTAGAATGTTTGCTAGTGATGGAAAGAAAAAAGCAAATGCAGAAGACTTACTTAGACCAGGGATAGCTGGAGGTTTTGTATACGAAAATAAAAAAAATATTTCTAATACAAGACTTACAGATAGAGAGAGATATGCACAACAACTAAATAATAATTTAGCTGGAAGGTTTATGAATCTTGTTCCTGGCGATGCTTCACTAGGTCATATGGTTAATATGGGAACTCCTGTACAACAGAACCAAGTAAGTGCAAGAGGTATTGACACTGTAATTAATACAATATTTAAAGAATACTTGATATCTGAAATAAATCTATCTAGAGATAATCGTCCTATACCAAAGGTAGAATACGAAAAAGATACTCCAGAGTTTGAAAAAAGAAAGACTACAGATTTAAGATTCTTTAAAGACATATTACCAAAAGATTTACATGATAGAATTGTTAAAGACACTGATTCTTCTCCTCAAGATTTATATAAAGCTAACAAGGATGCAATAGTATCTGCTACAAAAGATTATATCAAAGGTAAAGTAAATAATAATTTTGCATACTTAGAAAGTTTTGAACTCGTAGATAGTTTTCAGGTAGGAGCAGAATTAGTTTATAATGTAAAAGACGTTGAGCTTCCTAATCAGATGAACAGAGAGAGACTTGTTAGGGAGTTAACAGCGATAACTATTAATAACATGATAGCTGTTATTGAGTTACATAAACTTTTATATTCTGACCCATACCAATATACACAAGAACTTAAACGTACAAAAAGCTTCTTGTCACCACGTCAATATCTTGTAAGTGAAGCACCAGCTTTTCTAGCTCAAATGAATAAGATTTGGAATGAAGGTTATCAAAAGGGTGATATAGGTTACTACAATCTTGCAAAAGATTATTTTGAAACAGTTGTTCATGAAGATGTAAAGGGAGTTATTAACTTACCTAACTATAAACAATTTGATGAAACTGATGGTCAAGGTATACAATACTATCCAGCATATAGAGCTACAAGAATAAAAGCTGATAACTGGAATGATGCTGAAGAAAAGCAGTACAGATACGAGATAGCTTGGGAGAAAAGAGATAAGAGTATAAAGCGTAGCCCAGAAGAAGAAACATTATTAAAAGAAGGAAATCCAAAAGTTAAGTCTGCATTTACTCCACTTAAGCCAATAGTTGCAGGAAACAGACTAAGTAAAGATGGTAGTTACGAAACCTTTAATAATGTAGTACTTCATAAGTATGCGTTGTATCCACTTTCTTATAGAGTAATGAAAGAGCTTAATGCAAACAATGGTGTTAAGTTGTATGATAAAATGCAAAGAGAGAAGGTTGATTATATGGTGTTTGCATCTGCTGAGAAAGTAGGTAACACTCCTGCACACCCTACATATAAGGAGGGTGAGTTTAATAATGATGAATACACAAACAAAGTAAACGTGCCTTTATCTATACTAGCTATACAATCTGAAGTTCCATCTAAAGATAAAAGTTTAGTTACTAGAGGTTCACAGCCTACTAAACTTATAACACTAGATATGTTTGACAATGGTGTACCCATTGATTTTAAATATACTGTTGGTGAAGAAGATGGTTCTAGAGAACAACAATGGAATGAGTTAAGTTATGAAAAGCAGATAGAGGAATCAGATATATTTAAAGAGGCTGAGAACAATACTGAAATATTAAATGCTTATACAGAACAAGGTTATGAGAAAGTATTAAAAAGACTTGGTATTACTGATAAAGAAGGGGTGCTTACTATTGTAGATCGTACAGAAGCAGCAAAGACTCTTAGATCTGAAATATTTAATAGAGAGACTAATAAAAATATATCTGATGCTATTTTAGCATTTGAAAAATTTGGAACATCATTAGAGACAACTCCTGCATACCAACCAGTAAGAAATATATTATACTCTATTGTAAATAAAGAATTAGTTAGACCTCAGGTGTCTGGTGGTCAAAAGGTGCAGATATCTTCAGCACTGTTTGAATCTAATCGTATAGCTAAGAAAAAAATTAATGGTAATGAAGGATATACATCTAATGTTCTTAAGTTCTATGAAGATGAAGACGGTAAGCGAGTAATGGAAGTTATGGTTGGACGTTGGTTTAAGAGTAACATGTCTGACGCTAAATTAATGGAGTATTTGAACAAAACAGAAAACCAATCTATTCTAGAAGCTTTTGGTTTTCGTACACCAACTCAAGCACAAAACTCAATTGATGTAATTCGTGTAGCTAAAATATTACCTGCTGAATTTGGAGATAGTATAGTTGTTCCAGCTGCTATTGTAGAGAAGACAGGATCGGATTTTGATATTGATAAATTCTCTATATACTTAAAGAATGTATTTTACGTAGGAGGTCAACTTAAGGAAGTTCCTTTCTATGGTACAGGTGCAAATGCTAAGAGAAAGTTTGCTGACATGTTTGATAGTGGAAAACTATTTAACTCTGCTCAGAAAAAACAACTAGATGCATTAGGTCAATTAAAAAGTTGGGAGGTTCAGGGACTAATCAATAGTGATGAAACTGTTAAAAAATATGGAGACTTACTAGCACAACTAGGTGTAGTGGAGCAGGAAGATTCTTTACTAACATTTATAACTGAGTTAGCTGAAATAGGAGTTAGAGATACAGTAATTGATAGACTCTATAAACAATCTTTAGAGAACGGTTTAACAGAATCTAGTAGAAATCTTGCATCACACAAATTAAACTTTGAAAATTTAATTACACCTAACTCAGCAGATCAATTAGTAAAATTATCAAAACTTGTAGCTGAGAAAAAAGGACAAGCGTTTGATTATAATAGTGTAGGTAATATGCTTGATAACAGATTCATGTTAAGATTAAGACAAGCTTTTGTTTCAGGAAAAAGAGCTATTGGTGTAGTTGCTGTTGGTCAAACAGGACACTCTCAAAACCAAAGAGGATTGGTTACAATTGACACCAGTAAAATAGGAATGCAACCTTTAGAGGACCGCCTTTACTTATCTGATGCTAAAATTAGATTTGAGAACTATAATACATATGAAGGCTCAACTAGTTTGTCAGGTAGATATAATTCTAACGGAGACTTAATATCTAACATAAACAGTCAGTTAATGGATGGTTATGTAGACATTACAGGTAAAAATGGTCCATGGATTATGGAGCTTGGATTCACTCCTCAAGTTGCTTCTACAGTATTGTTTTTAAATTCAATTGGAGTACCCATTGATCAAATAGCATTTTTTATAAATCAACCTGCTATACAAGCATATTTAAAGAAGCTTGAAAATAATGGTAAGCGCTGGATTTATAATGAAGACTACTTTGCAGAGGTTGTAAATAAATATACTGGAGCCTCTCTTGGTATTAGATTTATCCAATCAAGAATAGAAAAAGATAATTTTGTCATACCAAGTGCAACAACTTTAGAAAACAATATAGGCGTAGAAAACTTTAATAAAAAAACTGGCTTGCAACAAGCTCAAATGTTAGCAGAGTTCTTAAAGTATTCTAGAATGGCTGGTCAATATTATACAGTGACTGTTGGTACAAACTTTGACACTGCAGTGATTAACGATCCATTTTTAATACTTAAAAAACAAGTTGAGTATGAAAATGCAAAAAATAGTATATTCTCTAACATTGAGAGTAGATTAGAGCAAGGACACGTTAAACAGCTTGGAGAAAGATTAGGTATTCTTAAATCTAATAAAGGTAATACAAGAGATGGAATATCTAACTTTTTACTATCAGATAAAGGAAACATTAGAAGGGTCTTAGAATCTGTACTCCTACCATACACAAACCTACCAAATAAAGACTTTGTAAGAGTAGCTAGAAAAGCTGTAAATAGTTTATTTGATTGGGCGGTTCAAACAGGAGGATTAAATGTTCAAATTGAAAAACGTTTATTGTCTGACAATAGCACTGCTCAACAAATAATGAGTATCTTTGATGAGATAAAAAATACTAAAGATCCAAAAGATCCAGCATACAAAATGAGAAATAATTTAGTTGTGGACAGTATGCAAGTTCTACCAGCAGGAACAGGTAGAAGAAAAGTTAATAATCTAAAGATATTGAACTTAGGAACCAAAGCTTATGACGTTAACTCTATTATATTTTCTTTTAAAGAACTTAAAGATTACCTTATCAAAATAGGTGAAGGTAAACTTTATAATGACTTAGTTGAGCTTTCTATATTGCAATCAGGGTTAAGTACCAGTGCTATATCCTTTACGTCTTATTTACCTTATGCTGATGTATCAAAAGTATATGATAAGTTTTTACCAATGTTGGAAAATATGCCTAACTTAGATAACTTTCAAAAGGCTGATATGTTCCAAAGAAACAGTTGGAATGATTCAGATGCTGTTAGATCAGAAGATTTATACTTGATAACACCTGCCAACTCTAATGCAATGTCTGCATCTTACCCAGCAATTGCTGCTTGGGCTCGCCCTAAGTCTGTAACTGCAGCACAGGCAAAAGGAGAGATACCACAGACTGTAGTGCAATTAGCAGGTTCATATAAATCAGGAGATGACTTCATGGTCTTTAACTGGAGTGATCTTAGGATTAGTAGAGCAGCAAGAGCTAAAATGAGAAAAGCAGGAGACTATTCTTATATAAGAAAAGGTTTATTTAAACTTGTAAAAAATCCTGATGGTTCTAAGTTTACATATACAAACCCTAAAACTGAACGTGTAGGTTATATATATAAAGCTATAAATGCTCTAGGTGATTCTTCTAATGCTAATGAATACTACTTTAATGCTAGACCTTCTGTTATAGACAACGGTTTTATAAAACCTACAGAAGCAAGTGATGCAGTTGTAAGAAGTGTATGGGAAGGTAGTTATGGTAGAACTATACCAACGTTAGAAGATGATGGTCAAGGGTATATTATGAGACTGAATGATGGAAAAATTATGTTAGCTGATGGTAAAAAATATACACCTGAAGTAATATCTGACAACAACTTTGAATTATTAAAAGAATTAGGTTATTCTAAGAAAGTAATAGGTAATATTATTAAAATTATAAAATGTAGATAATGGCAACATGTCCTAATATAAATTTACCAGAATGGAAAGAACTAGTAGCTAGTAAGGGGGAAGACCTAGCATACTACCTTTGGTATACCTATGATGGTAAGATTCCTGCAAATGAGTTACTTGAGAATTCACCTGAAACATTAAATAAGGTGAAGCAAGTAATTGATAAAATGGGTGTACAGATAAAACCTTTAGAGGAGTATGCAAAAGATAACCCTGCAATAGACGAGTCTTCTGTAAATGCTATTGCTGATCTAACTGCAGGTGTAATTGCTGTGTCTGAAGGTAAACTTAATACAGACACTCTTACAGAAGAGATGGTGCATATTGCTACAGCTATTATTGAACAGAAGAACCCAGAGCTCATTACAGAAATGATATCTAAAATAGATAGGTTTAAAATATATAAAGACACTTTATCTAAGTACAAGGACCTTAAAGCATATCAACTACCTAATGGTAAACCAAACATTCGCAAGATAAAGAAAGAGGCTGCAGATAAAATGATTGCAATAGTTATAAATGCACAATTAGATAGTGCAGATCCTATTGATTTATCTTTTATACCTAACTTACAGGAAGAAGATGCCTCTATGTTCAGAAGATTATGGAACATGATAACTGACTGGTTTAGAGGACAATACAAGAAAGCAAACATTGATGTGTTTTCTAAAACTGCTGAAACAGTATTGGGTGGTGAGTTTGAAGGTAGCTATCTAGATTTAACTAGTGAAGAAATGTACTTTCAAGTAACCGTTGCTCAGAAGGAATTTCTAGCAAGACTAAGTGATACTAAAGCTAATCTAAGAAAGATAGAGTCTAAGGAAGAAGTAGATCCAGTGCTTGCAGATGATAACAATGCTTCTAGTTACTACCAGCTTTTAGTTAATGGAGAATTTGAGAATGTTAAAAATAGAGTAACTGATCGAGTAAAGAAATGGTATAAAAGAAAGTTTCCAAACAGTAACTTTACAGATCAACAGAAACGTGATAACGAAGTTAAGCGTATACTAGGTACTAGATATCATGAATTCTTTGAAGAGATACATGCTAGATTTTTTAATGCTGATGGCACAAGAAGAACTACTCCTGGAGAAAGACCTTTTATAGAAAATGTAGTTGATGATCAAATATATACAAAGTTAGAAAAGTATTACACAGACCTTATAGCAGAGTTTTCTAAAGATGGTAAAAAACCTCTTGTTCTTTCTGAGGTTCAAGTTTATGATAGTAAAGAAAAAGAGGCTGGTACTATTGATCTTCTTATTATAGATGAAGATGGTGTAGCTAGTATATATGATTGGAAGTTTATGAATGTAGCTCCAGATGCAGAAGATGTTGCATGGTTTAAACAAGGAGCATATGGTATACAACTAAATAGATATAGAGAAATACTATTAGACAACTACAACATAAAAAAAGTTAATAAGAATAGAGCTGTTCCTATTATAATGGATTTACAGAGAGATAACTTTCAAGACCCAAATAGTCCTTTAAAAATAAAAGGTATAAAAATTGGTAGTGTAAATCCAAAGCAAATAGAATCTTTAACACTTACTCCTGTATCAGCTCCTTCTGAAAGTACAGGCTCTAAAAAGTTAGACTTGTTTATAAATAAGCTTAATGCAGTTGTAGAGCAAATTAGTAATAAAGATACAAAAGATGAAGATGATCTTGACTTTAAGATTAAAAGATTAAACATCATTAGAGGTGCAATAAGATCATTACAAGGTCAACAAAACATTAAACCTTTGCTTGATACTGTAGGTGTAATGATAAAAGAAGGAGAAAATCTTATGTCAGAATGGAAAGGGTTTTATGAAAGTAAACCAGCAGATGACAAAGATCTAACAGACCTTCAACTCTCTGAATACTCTGCAGATATAAGAGAGTATATTGCACAAGCAGCAGTGTTCTCTGAGATTACAAACTATATAGGTGAGATGATCTATAAAGAAGGTGATTCAGATATAGGAAATGCTGCACAGAAAGAGTTCTTGGATGACATTAAGAAACAACAACAGCAAATCAGTGAGCTTAATACAGACATTAAATTAATGGCTGGAGAGTTTGCAGAGAAGTTTATAGGAGAACGTAATCTTGTTACAGGGTTAATGAATCCAGAAAGAGTTATAAAAGGACTTGGAAGTTGGTTTAGAGGATTATCAGACTTAGGATTAAAATCAACTGACATATTATTTAAAGTTGCAAACGAAGCTACCCAAAAAGCTGAAAGAGATACTGTTGAACTTGTAGATAGATTAGTAGCTATTCAAAAAAAGATACAAGATAAAAGTGGTGATACAAGTAAAGAAGTTTTAAAACTGTATCAAAAAGATACTGCAGGAGGATTAGTAAATAAATTAATCTATAAATATCAGAGAGCCTTTTATGATAGTGTAGATAGAAATGCAGAAGAGAGCGCTAGAAGTAAACAGTGGCTTTCAGAAAACATAAACCTAAAAGAATATTTAAAAGAGTCTAAGTCAAAACTTGATGAAAGAATAAGACGTATTAATAGAAGTTATCCTGTAGGTAGTAGAAGAGATAAATTAATCCAAGACGAAAAAAAGAAGTGGGATATTACTAGAAAAGACTTTAATGGTTGGAATAATTATTTAATAAAAAGACATCCAAAAGATCAGTGGTTAAGTAAAGAGTATCTTGAGATTCAAAAAGATCCTGATTTATTTGAATTGTACAATCTTATAACAGAAATAAACACTACAGCTAATGATATAGGTTATATACATAATAAAGTTCAATCAACCTTCCTTCCTTTTATAAGAAAGAGTATGGCAGAAAGCTTAGCTTGGGATGGACCAAACTTAAAAGCTGTAGGAAACTTTGTAAAAAATCTTGAAAAAAGAGAAGATGATATAGGTTATGGTAAAATTGATCCACTTTCAGGAGAGATAGAACAGAGTATACCTAAGTATTATACTAATGATTTTACTGTAAAAGAAGATGGATCTAATGATTATTCAGAGGTAAGTTTAGATTTATTTAAGAATATGATAATCTATGCTCAGCATATGAATAAATATAAGTACCTATCTGAAATAGAGGATCAAGTATTGTTAATGAAAACTACACAAACTTTCAAGGATCACTTAAGAACAGGTCAGTTTAATAATGTTATAAGTGGAGAAACTCTAGCAGGTAATCAAAAGAATGTTGAGATCCTAGATCAATTTATAAGAACTGTTCTGTATGGAGAGAGATATGCTTTAGATGATTCAGATGTTGCATATGGTGCAACAGTTATTAAAGGAGTTAAGAATATAGTAAATGCTGCATCTAAAAAAATAGGTGGTAAAGAAGTATTTGAAAAAGGAGAACCTACTGTAGGATCTCTTACTAAAACAATGGACATGTTGAATAGATATGTTCAAATGAAGTCTTTAGGACTCAATCCAATATCTGGTCTAGTTAACTTCTTTGGTGGTAACTTACAAGTGTCAGCACTGGCTGGTAAATATTTTGATGCTAGAGAAGTTGCAAGATATGAAGCTAAATTACTAGGTAATAGATTTAAGACTGGTGATGATCGAGAGATGTTTGTTCAACTTCTTGATATATTCATGCCTCTTAAAGATGATCCAACATATGATAAACTTAGAAAGGCAGGGATGAAGAGACTAACAAGAGCAAACTTTAGTGACATGTTGTTTGTTATGTTTAGAGAACCTGAACAGCTTTTAGAAAAATCAATATTTAGTGCACTGTTAGATAACACAATGGTTGTAGATGGAAGAATAGTAAACATTAGAGACTTTGTAAGAGATAAATATAAGTCTTCATATTCCTCAGGAACTTCTAGTGAAAGATCTGCTGCATACAATGCTGCTGAGCCTAAAATAAAAAAAGAAATAGAGGAGCTTAAAAAAACTAAGTCAATAAATGTTACAAAGAAATTAGTAGATGGTAAATTAGAGATTCCAGGATTAGATCTAAAAGATACTAAGGAGGTAATGCGTATAACTAATGTAGCTAGAAGTATATCAAGAGCTGCTACTGGAGGTCTTACTGAGTTTGATCAATATAGAGCTAACATGAACATTTGGACAAAATCATTTATGGTTTTTAAAGGATGGATTCCTAAACTTGTTGATACACGTTTTGGTGGGTTTAGAAGATCAAATGATAAATTCAATGTAACAATTGATGAAAACGGTCAGACTCAAGGAGAAAAATTTGAAGTGGGTAGGGTTAAGTTATTTGCAAGTGTATTAGGACTAGACGCATCTAAAATGTATAGAAACATCAGGTCTATACACAAGATGAATGAAAGAGGAATAAAAGTGATAGATCAATTGTATGATATATACACTAAGAAGTTTATTAGAGATTTTGGTGAAGCACCTAGTATATCAAAAGAAGATTTTATAGAACTTGTTAGAGTTAGTATTAATAGACAAGTTAAGGAGTTTGGTATTCTTGTTGGTATGATTGCTGCAAATATAGCACTAGGCGCACTAGCTCCAGATGATGATGATGACAGAGCAAGTAAAAACTTATTTAGATATACTCAAAAAGCATTAGATAAATTTACAAGTGAGGTTATGTTCTTCTATAATCCAGGAGAAATGACAGATGTATTTACTGGAGGATTGCCAGCAGTAGGTTTATTTTCAGATGTAATGCGAGTGCTCAACCACTTTATAAAAGAAACTACAGGAATGGATACATCTAACCCTGACAAAACTCCTGAACAAGTTAGAAAAGAAGCACAACCAATTAAGAACATGATTAAAATGGTTCCTATGGGTAGCCCTCTACTTAATTTACTTGCATCAGTTGATGAAGAGTTTGCTAAAGAGTATGACATCACTATATCAAAGACTGCAAGGTAAACGCTATATTATAGTAACATATTTTTAATAACATTTTTAAAATACATAAATAAAACATAAATTCGTAAATTATGAGAATCGCTGAAATTTGTCCCACCTGCGCCACATATCAAGATGCTAGTTGTATCTTGTACAATGGTGCATATCTTTCTAATATTATAGCTAATCCAGGAGACTCCTTGGATGTAGTGTTAGGAAATATAAATAATAATCTAGTTCCTTTAACAGGAGCAGGTGTACCTGATGTACTGTCTGGTGCTCCACAATCTCCTGCACCTTATGTAGGAAAACTTTATGTTGATAGTATAACTAGTCTAGTTTATTATGCAAAATCTGCTGGAACTAGTTCTGATTATGCTAGAATTCTTTCAGCTCCTTTAGCAGGAGTGCCTGAATATTCTAACAACCTTGCTGCAATATTTGCTGGAGCAGAAATAGGATCAATATATAGAACAGGAGACCTCCTGAAAATAGTACACTAAAAAATAATTTCCAGATGAGTAATTTAATTTGTGCGGCAGATCCTTGCCCAATCAGACTTAGTAGTGCATGTGTCTTCTATGAAGGCCCTAACTTGATATACATTAATGTTACTACCAATCAAACAGTTGAGCAGATATTAATAGAAATTAATAAAGCTTTAAGTAAAGGTGCAGGTGTTGATGGTTCAAGTGGTACTTCTGGTACGTCTGGCACGTCTGGGTTCTCTGGTACTTCAGGTACTTCAGGGACAACTGGTACCTCAGGAACAACAGGTACTTCTGGCTCTTCTGGGACAAGTGGTACTAGTGGATCTAGTGGATCTAGTGGTACAAGTGGTACGTCTGGAACA